AAACTCAAGTAGTAAAAGAAAATCCACAGTTACAATCTTTGATCATTAGTCACATCATGCAGCATTTGCAGTTTTTGGCTACAGAGTTGGCGCAACAACAGATTCCGCCAGAGCAAATGCAACAAATACAACAGGCTCAGCAACAGCTACAGCAGTTGCCTGTAGATCAGCAACAACAGGTTTCGCAACAGATACAAATAACAATGGATCAGTTTGCCGCACCAATCATGGCTCAGCTGACACAAGAGTTGTTGCAATCAATAGGACAAGGTAGCGACAGCGACCCGTTGGTTCAAATAAGACAGGCTGAGCTTGAGCTGAGAGATAAAGAGCTTGATCAAGAGCAAACGCAGTTTGAGGCAAAACAAAACCAAAGAGCGCAAGAGAAATTGTTAGAGAACGAAATACAGAAAGATCGCATGAATGTGCAAAAAGAAGTTGCTGATGATAAGCTTGATGTTGCTTTGCAAAGACTGGATCAACAAGCAGAATTCAAGCTCATGGAGCTTGGCCAAAAGATGCAAGGCAATTAGGAGATAAAATGACGACTAGTTATAGATTAGAAGCTATCAAAGAATTGAGAGCGCAAAAAAAATTAGACAGAGAAGCTGAAGCGGTAGCATTAAGCGAAGCTAGGAAAGCAGCCGAAATAGCTCATCAGGCAAACATGGCTAGGATAGCTGAAAAAGAAGCTAGGATTGCTTCTGGCCAACCTGCTCCAGAACCTGCTCCAGAGCCAGAACCTGAAGTTGAAGAGGCAGTTGCGGAAGCGCCTACCAAAAAACCTGCTCCAAAGAAAAGAGCAGCTAAAGCTAAAAAATCAAAATAGGTAGAAATTATGAAAAAGTTTGGAAGGGTTAAGCCAAAAACCATACAAAGTGTTCAGCAGGGCGTTGTGGTAAATGCTGGGGTTGAAAAAATTGTCAAGGTTAGAGGCGGTGGCGCTGCAACCAAGGGCTTGGATTTTAAAGTAAGAAGCTAACCCCCATGGATGATCTAGACCTCCATGATAAGTTGAGGCGCTTGATACGCGAGCGCAGGGAACAGATAAGTGAGACTTTAATGTCTGGTGCGTTGGAATCTATAGAACATTATAAATTTGTACAAGGAGAGCTTTCTGCGTTATCCTACGTCGAATCGGAGATAAAGGAACAACACAAGGACAGCTAAATAATGGACGCAGCAGAAAAAGCTATATCAGAAGCTTATGTTGATCCAGAGGAAAGGGTGTTAGATCCTTCTCTTTTGGAAAAATCCGTCTTAGAACGAATGCCACAACCTACCGGATGGCGCATTCTGGTTCTACCATATGGCGGGAAACAAAAAACCAAGGGTGGAATACTATTAACCAGTGAGACAGTTGAGAGGGAGGCTCTCGCTACAGTCGTAGCTTATGTGGTTAAAAAGGGTCCGCAGTGTTATAACGATCAAGAAAAATACGGAACAAATCATTGGTGCGAAGAAAAACAATGGGTGTTGATTGGTCGGTATGCTGGAGCAAGATTCAAGTTAGAAGACGGGGCAGAAGTCAGGATTATCAATGACGACGAGGTGATTGCCACAATTCTTAATCCAGATGATATAATGAGCGTGTAACATGACAGCAGAAAATACAAATCCAGAGCAGGTCGAAGAAGTTGAAATTGACGTTCAAGAAGACGCGAAAGTAGAGGCCGCTCAAACACAAAATCTTAACACTGACGATGAGCTTGATTCGTACAGTAAAAAAGTTTCTAAGCGTATAAATAAAAAGAACCAGCAAATCAGAGCGGCTGAGGAGCGTGCTGCTCAATTTGAAATGATTGCAAGACAGAGAGAAGCTGAGATCAACGCGCTTCGGTCACAACAAATGGTTCAACAAGCAACTGTGCTTGAAAAAGAAGAAGAAGCCATCAAGGCGAAAGAGTCGCAGGCTGATGATCTTTACAAGAAAGCGGTTGAGTCTGGCGATGCAGAATTGATGAGCAAGGCTGACACCTTAAAATCGGATATTAGTATTCAGAAAGAAAAGGTTAGGCTTGCAAAGAACAGGCAAGAAGCAACTCCTGTTCAACCTGTGGTAGATCAGTCTTACTATCAAAACCAACCAGCTCCGCAACAACAGGAAGTAGAGCCTACCGAAGAAGCGCTTAGTTGGTATGAAAAGAATAAATGGTACGGTGACCAAGAGGACGAAGGAAACCTTGAGGCCACTCAGTACGCTTATTTTCAGCACTACAATTTAATCAATGAGGGTTACGAAGCTGACTCTGATGAGTACTATGGAGAGCTGAACAATAGAATTTATAAAGTTTATCCGCACTTGGATTCAGGTGCAGATGGCGGTCAAAAGGAGAGTCAACCCGCTGTGCAAAGAGTTGCCTCCGCTTCCGTTGGAAGTCGTCAGAAAACACAAGGTAAAAAGAACGGCGTGACTTTCTCAAAGTCAGAGGTTGAACGTCTCCGTGGACTGAAGCCGCATAACATGACCGAAGAGGCATGGCTTAAACGTGTAGCTTTAGAGAAACAAAAAATTGCTCAAAGGGAGGCGGTGTAATGACAACGACAGAAAAGAAAGAAACGAATCGAAACTCGCGTGAATCCGAGACTCACGATAATAACTCTCGTAGAAAACCATGGAGGTTAGTACGCAAACTGGAAGCTCCTCCGCCTCCTCCGGGTATGGAGTACAGGTGGATAAGAGCCGAAATGTTGGGACAAGAGGATCGTGCAAACGTATCCAGAAGAATCCGAGAGGGATGGGAGCTAGTCAAGCATGAAGAGTTACCAGCTGATTGGAAGCATATGACCAGCATTGAAGTCGGTGTGCATACTGGCATTATAAATAACGAAGGGTTACTTTTGGCTAAAATGCCTTTAGAGACGATTGCAGAGCGTAATTCTTATTATCAGCAAAAAAACTTAGATGCTGTGGAAGCTTTAGACAACACAGTGTTCGGGGATGCAAAGCGTGATGGTAGATATGTGAAGTATGATCCTCAGAGGGATACAAAAGTGACTTTCGGCAAAACCTAAATAGGAGGCCAAAATGGCTAACAATGATGCTGCTTTCGGCATGAAGCCTGTCAAAATGATCGGTGGTTCTCCCTACACAGGTGGCGTGAGTCGATATCGTATAGCCGCAAATTACGACACTGCAATTTTCCAAGGCGATATGGTTGCTCAGGTTACAGGTGGAGGTGTAGAAGTCCACGCTGACGGAGGCACTGTGCCTATCGTTGGTGTTTTTAACGGTTGTCAGTACACTGACCCCACCACGGGTGAACAGAAGTACAGCAACTACTACCCAGCAAGCACAAACGCTTCTGACATTATCGCTTTTGTGATCGATGATCCAAATGTTGTGTTTGAAATCCAATGCAATGCTGCGTTTCCAATCGCAGATTTACTGGGTAATTTTGACATTGTTTATACGTCATCTGGCAGTACCGTGACTGGTATTTCAGGTGCAGAACTTAACGTCTCTGACGGCGCAACTACTGCAACTTTGTCTGTAAAGGCAATTGATATTACAGAAGATCCCGACAACGACGATGTCTCAAGCGATGCAACAAACGTATATGTTGTGATACAAAACCATATATTCGGCCAGAAATCTGCCGGATTAGCGTAAGGGAGAATAAATAATGGCTATTTCACGAGCGCAATTAGCGAAGGAGCTTGAGCCGGGATTAAACTCTCTCTTCGGAATGTCATACGACAGTTACGATCAAGAGTATGCGGACATCTTTGTAATGGAAGATTCTCAGCGAGCTTTTGAAGAAGAGGTGTTGATCACTGGTTTCGGCGGCGCACCAACCAAGACAGAAGGAGGCGGTGTTGCCTTCGACAATGCTAACGAAAGTTTTAGCGCACGTTACACCCACGACACTGTGGCTCTAGCGTTTGCTTTGACAGAGGAAGCGGTTGAAGACAACCTGTACGACTCACTTGGCAAGAGATACGTTAAGGCTTTGGCAAAATCTATGGCTCACACCAAAGAGGTCAAAGGCGCAGACGTTCTTAACAATGCATTCAGCTCATCCTTCACTGGAGGAGATGGTGTTTCTCTTATTAACACAAGCCACCCACTAGCTGGTGGAGGCACTGCTGCTAATAGAGCTACAACCATGGCAGACCTTAACGAAACATCGTTAGAAGATGCTTTGATTGACATTTCTACTTTTACTGATGACCGAGGTTTGACGATCTCTGTACAAGCAACCAAGCTTGTGGTTCCACCACAGCTTACTTTCGTTGCTGACAGGATTCTTAATTCTCCCGGTAGAAGCGGAACTGCTGACAATGACATTAACGCAATTAGAAACACTGGAGTTCTTCCCGGTGGTTACACAGTTAACCACTACTTGAGCGACCCAGACGCTTTCTTCTTGCTGACTACTGTCACTGAGTCAGGCGAAGGCCTTAAAGGTTTCCAGCGCACAGCAATGGAAACCAGCATGGAACCAGACTTTACGACTGGTAACATCAGGTACAAAGCCAGAGAAAGATATAGCTTCGGCTTTTCTGACTGGCGCGGAATTTATGGTTCGCAAGGCGCGTAACCTTAACCGCAATTGGAAAGAGGGCTTCGGCCCTCTTTTTTTATGCCTGAAATAAAGTGATAGATTTTATCTAAGGGTTGCATTTCTAAAATCTATCACCTGCAAATGACTGTATAAAAAGTTGCACATCAACACGGGATATTGTATATTTACCTTATAGATTGAAAAAGCCGGAGATAAATATGGAATTAAATCTAAACTGGTCAGAAGAAACGGTACACACGGATGGGCGTTTTGTTAGCACAGCTTTTCCTACTCAAGAGTTCTGGACGGTATGGCGTGAAAAAAAATCAGCTGTAAAAGCCGCTGGATACTCTGTACGCAAGGTAGATAACGCTTGGGTTGTTACTCGTTACAGAGACAACAACGAAGCCATTGCTGACTCTCAAGCGACAGATGCAGATATTGATATCCCAGTGCCAGCTGGTTTGTCTTACCTTCCTTATCAGAAAGCTGGAATCGCTTACGCTATCAAGCGCTCTGCGACTTTGATTGGTGACGAGATGGGTCTTGGTAAAACCATACAAGCAATCGGCGTAATTAACGCAACTGCGCCTGAGACTGTATTGGTTGTTTGCCCAGCATCTCTGAAGATTAACTGGAAAAACGAGATGACCAAATGGTTGGTTGCTGATCGTGACATCCAGATTGTCAATGGCGGTGGTGAGCAGATTCCTGCCAACCCAGATGTGATCATCATCAACTACGATGTTTTGTCTAAGCACAAGGACGCGATCAACGCTCGCACTTGGGACTTGGTTGTTATGGACGAGGCTCACTACATCAAAAACAATAACGCTGCTCGTACTAAAGTTGCAGTCGGCATCAAAGCTAATCGCAAAGTGGTCTTGACTGGCACTCCAATTACCAATCGTCCTATCGAGCTACAACCTATTGCTGGTTATCTTGACCCTGCTAGTTTCGGCAACTACTTCAAGTTTGGTTTGAGATATGCTGGCGCTTATCAAAAGAATATTGGTCGTAAAACCGTTTGGGATTTTGACGGATCATCTAACCTTGACGAGTTGCAATCT